AAGAAGAATGCATTCGGTTGGGATTTCAGTGGCGCGTCTAACATAGACACAAGCCGTGATGGTATCACAACACCACTTAACCACATCTTGCGTGATTTCATGTTGCGTCGTTCTATGGATGACCCACGAATCGCAGGTGAGATGCCGGACTTAGTTGAAACTATTATCAATCTTGATTTACCACAAGAAGCGCAGAAAGCATACAAGGTTGAATACAACTCATGGATGCAAGAATGGGTCAAACAACAGGCTGACTTTGGTTCAACAGACGCGGGCTTTTCTCTCAACATGATGACTGAACTCCGACACATTGCGGGTCGCCTCAAGGTGGACGCGGCAGTTAAGTGGGCGAATACTTACTTTGAAAACACCGGCAAGCCGCTCGTTATTTTTGCGCATCATAGAGATGTTGTTGAATCCCTATTCAAGAAACTCTCCAACTACATAGAGCCAACGGGGAGAATGACTCAAGCATTCTATCACGCTAATGTTGATAGAATCACAGGCGAAACATCAGCGGATGACCGACAAGAGATAATTGAATTATTCCAAGAAGGAGAGATGAAGTTCCTTATCTGTTCCACCAACGCCATGCGTGAAGGTGTCAACCTCGACCGCGCTAACACCACACTCTTCGTTGAACGAGAGTGGGTTCCAGCATGGGAACAACAAGCGGCGGCGCGTGTTCGCCGTATGACACAAGAAGATTCCACTTGCCACAAGGTTGTCTTGTCGGCTAATGATACAATAGATTCAATGTTTGACCAAGTGGTTGCTGAAAAGGCAGACCTTGTTGACCGCATACTTGACGGTGAAACAGGAAAGACGCGTGAAGCAATCGGTAAAGCATTGTTGATGAAATTGAAAACAGGAAAAGGTGTATTGCTATGACATACGGAAAAAGAAAATTAAGAAGATGCCGCAAATGCGGGAGCGAAAGAATGAGAAGTGCGGGAACATGCAGACTCCCAATCGACGGAGAGAAATGCAAAGGAACTATGCAGGTGGTCAAAGATGATAGAAGAACAACACGATAACCAAATGCCTACGGCTGAAACATACAACCTCACATTAAGAAGTGGGAGGCAATGTGCGATAACTGATGTGACCGATAAGGTTCTCAAGAACTTCGCACATAAGCAACTGCGCAGGTTGAAATTTGAAGTCATGCGACTCAATAGAATAAAAGAAGAGTTGGAAAGACGCGAGTATAGAGGCTCACTATCTCACTTGACCTCATACAGTGAATACAATATATTCCAAATGATGACCCACGCCACTATCATCGGCACAAACCAACACAACCAACATGTTAACGGGGGCGAAGAAGAATGATTGGTAGATGTTTTACTTGTGAAGACAAAGTAGATGTATATTTAGACCATGATTTTCAGCGCGGTGCAGATTACTGTGCGAAGTGTTTGCTCGCAAACCTCACATGGGCTGAATCACGAAGTGGTGTGTATCATTTCAACAAGGTGACGAAACACAAACTCATCGCTTTGAACTTAATTGCGTTAGAAATGGCGAAAGAACATAAGCGTATTTCAAGACGCGGGTATATGAAATGGCCGGAAAATGTTGAGAAGGTTGCTGATGATTGGTTCCCCGAACTACATGAAATATGCCACCTCGCATGGAGTGATGAACAATGACGCGTGATTTTGCTTACAATCAAACATGGGAAGGAATTGAGCAGATGCTTGAACAAGCGGAAGCAGAAAAGAATAAGCATAAAATGACCATACTCAACAAGAACATACCCACACGCATGAAGGAACAACCGATGCGAGATTACAAAGGATTGCAAGGAGTGTGCAATGCGCTTCGTTGGGTTCTTGGTGATAAGAACATGACGCGCGCAGAAGTATTAGGGAGAGATGAAAGATGATACCAGCACAAGAACCACTTGATGTTATCATCTTACCATACAAAGACTGTCCATGTGGTGGTCATCCCGACGCATTCGTTGACATGCTCATCTATCGAACTGTGCCTTACGGTATCTTTCACAAGATTGAGATTATCTGTGATATTACAGGTGTGACATACGAAATGCTACCCGCTTTCATAGCGCAAGAATAAAAGCCTTATCCCGCTTGGGGGTGAATGTGTCCGTTTCTTACAAGATAGCCGTGTCCGATTTTACGGACTGTGGGAGGTTAATCAAACCGAATGGTGAGGACGCGAATCTCAAAGGCATCATCATAGATACTGATGATGGCGAATCACACATGATTGAGGGTTTCGATTATGTGTCACACCTACTTGGTGATGTTGTTGTCTGTTCTTGTGGTGACCAAATAGACCCACATCAAATCGCTTTGCACACCCACAAGCGAGAAGTTATTCTTGTCCCCGCGCGATGCTGTAAAAGGTTCCGTTGGTTCAAAGGTGATGAAGTATGATAGCAGACGATTGGATACCACAAGAAGAAGACATTAACTGGACGCGTGAACACTACGAGAAAATGAGTATGGGTGACACATGGGGTGTCGCTGATGCTGTGTTGCGCAAAGACGAAGATAACATACTCACCGTTCTCAAAGCAAGCCCCGCATCTCTATTACCTCTTGAACGAATCAAGAAGGTGTGTGATTTAATCGGTATTGATTTGGTTGCTGACAACGCAGAACTAATTCAAGACCCACAAGCCGCCGCGCAAGCCGCCGCAGAAGAATGGACTTCACCCAACACAGGTATTCCTCTTGTCAATTTCGATTTAGAAAGCGCGGAGTGGGTGTTGCTTGAAGAAGAAGAAGAATCGTGGCGTGTGATTATTAGACACTACGATGAAGGTGACACGGATGAAGTAGCGATAAGTCCAATGGACTATCATCTTCTTGCGGGGGATGAACTCTTCTTCTCATGGGATGGTATGCAAGTTCTTGAGCGACACGAAATCATAGACATGGCTGATGAAGGAACTATCATGCGCGCCCTTGAAGACAACACTGTTGTCATCATGCCGACTGTTTGGAAAGAGAAGACTGTCCCCCCTCATTTGCGCGGATTGATATTCAACACTAAGAGTATCGAGGAAGAGGAATGAAGTTTGAAGAGTTGGCGAGTGCGGTCTTTGCATCTCAAAACGAGAGTAAAGGAAACACGCTCGCCAATCTTTTCACCACGAATGTTGATAGCGCGCATGACATCATCACGATTTGCTGTGCTAATCCGCGCTCATCCATCAAGCCTCACCATGTAGTAAAGATGTTAGCGCAATCTTATGGTTTGTTCCCCGAAGAATACGAATCGTTGATGGATGAACACGAAATGCCTACACTGCTCGCTTCCGAATCCCCGCACATAATTACCAACTCACTTACGCTAAGACAAGTCATCGAAATAAAAGAGATGATTGTTCAAGGCGAAATGAATGCTGACATTCTATTCAACTCCATGTCACAATTGAGTGCGATGTTGTTTTGGGGTTTTGCGTTTGGTCGAAACTCATTAGCGTTTAGACGAATCATGCAAGCGATAGCATCCACTACTAAGTATGACACGAATCATCTTCAACGAATGCGCTCTATCATGCCAGCAGGTGAAGTAATTCAGCGTGCGCTAAACGAAACCCTACCTCACGAATACACCATCCAACCCACATACCCATTCAAGTCCCCGCACTATTCTCGTTGGAATAGGTGGTCGCTCCCATTCAAACACACACACTACGACATTGTGCGAGGTAAGAGATACTACGCGCACCGAAGGGGAGATGCCGTCTATTGTTTTTCATCAACCGCGGAACGCGTCGCACGCTCACCCAATATCGAAGGCACGCACGATTGTGTGTGCGAAATTGACGAAGCAGACAACATCGTTGAGTGGTTATACACAGATGACAACCCGAATCTATGGAAGGAGAATAGGAATGTGCGCGCGCACGAACCTAAGAAGGTCGAAGACCGCGCACATTTGCGTGCGATTGTGCAGTCATTAGAAGAAGGTGAAGTGTTGCGCTTGACTGATGCTGAACGACCTTACTTCCATAGTGGAGCAGTTGGAGGATTTATAGTGCCAAGAAGAACATTTGACTTACCGCTTATTATTCTCGGAGGATACCGAGATGGCGAAGGAATACGAATTAAGATTGCCGCCCTTGATGGGTTCGACCCGTTCCCAATAGGATATGCGTTTGTTAAAGCAGACGACATACCCGAACGACTGGCACGACTCTATGATGCGCAGGGTATGATGGACATAGACGAAGGACTCATCGGTATATTCCACGCACTATCATACGACCATGACACGAAAACACTGCGCGCACCATATCTTACACGCATTGACACAACGATAGGTCAATCCGACGCAATACAGATTGGCGACTTGATGGAGAGATAGTGATGGATGATGATAGTTTCTTCCTCGGATGGCTGGCAAGAGAATGCCGATTCCAACTTAGCGTTCACTTCGCACCCAAGACACGAATAGGATACCGTGTAGCAAGACGCGTGCTGGTATCACGAAAGGATGAACCCGCCCTCAACATGTGGCTATCCACTCAAGGTATCAATGCACGCATCCTCAAAGACCCAACACTAATCAAACAACTGATACGCATACTCACACCTGTCAAACAACATGTTGCAGACATAGACAACATGCTCAAGATGATTCGATTGATGGATTACAAGCACCGCAACCCCACGCATGAAAAGATAGAGGACATCATCAACCTCATTGACAACAGTGAAAGTGCGGATTGACGCTAATTCATTTTGGATTATCAATAATATCGTTTTATTATTGTAAAGATAAAGTCTATTATTCTTATAATAATAATATGATAATATCGAGAAAAACTGTGGGGAAAACGGTGTGCGTCGTAGACCCCTTATAAGGGGAACTCTAAACCCTACCGAGGGATTGAGGAAAAAACATGCCCGAACACAAACCCCGAACCATTGCCGAGTTCATCGGCCACAATGACCCAAACAACCCGCTCTTCTATCTTGACGAGTGGGAAAGTGATAGCCCCCAATGTCTGCTTTTCAGTGGCAACCCCGGCCTCGGTAAAACGACAGCCGCTTATCTTATTGCGAACGAATTGGACCTTGACCTCATCGAGATGAATGCATCCGATGACCGAGGTATCGACGCAGTGCGAAACAAAATCAAAGAGATTGCATTGAGCAGTTCGCTTTGGTCAAGACGACTTATCCTTCTTGATGAGTTTGAAGGAATGACCAAACCTGCACAAGAAGCCTTGAAGCGCATGATGGAGAAGAGCCAATGCTGGTGGATTCTCACATGCAACGATGATGGTGGTGTAATCCCCGCCATCAAATCACGCTGTGTTCAGTTTAGGTTCAAGCCTTACAATCAAAACCAAGTGCGCGCGTATGCAGAACTCTTACTTTCGACGCAAGGACTGTCCTCGGAGGACAGCCCCGACGCACTGCATTCATACTACGGTGGTGACCTTCGCGCTATCGGTAATCACATCATGAGTGGTCGCAAATTATCCGATTCACAAACCAACTTTGACTCACTTGCTCTCGACATCGCCGCTGGTGATTGGGAGTCAACTCACCGAACTATGCTTGAGATGGTTCGGGAGGGCGTATCACTACACATGGTGATGCGCAAAATCCACGAACATGTGAAATCCGTAGGGATGACTTCACAAAGTTTATATGCCTTCTTCGCTGTATGGGGTAATTTCGTATTACGAATGCACCGATGGCCCCTTAATGATGAGTCGTTTATCGACTATTTTATCGGGACGCTATGCACCGAAGACACACAAAAAATGGAGGAATAAATATGCCAAACCTAAACCCAAACGAAGACAGAAATGATGACCAAAACAAGGACGCGGGCCTACACCCCGAAGTCGAGGAGCGATTAAAGTGGTGGGCTGAAAAGCACAACAAGACACTTGATGACGCAACAGGTGAATTTTTCACTTACCTTATGACTGAACTCGGTGTTTCCAACCCGAACGATGAAGAAGATGACTTCATGATTGATGCCGCAGAAACCTTCGTGGTTGAGCGACGAGTTATGACTGGAACTGCGCAGAACGCAGTTGAACTTGTTGGATACTTTGTCGGTGTTGACCCTAAGATGAGAGATGGACAAGAACGCAAGCGCAACCCTGCTGTTGCCGCCGCTTTGAATGACCTTGACGGAGCAATCCAACAAGGACTTGTAGCACGCGCTTACACCGAGAACGGTGTTTGGATGCTTGAGAAGAAAGACGGTGTAGTCGCTACTGAAGAATCAGCAGACGCGAAGCCGTGGTTCTTGTATGAAGAGAATGGTCTTCAACTTGCAATCTTACAGAACAACCCCGAATGGTCACGCTATGGTGAACCAATTACACCATACCGATACCAACGAACTTACTACTTCCTCGGTAATGAGAAAGATAACTTCTTGGATGACCAAAGAAACCTGCGCTTAACTGTGACATCAAGTGACCCCGATGAGTGGTTCATCCCTCAATTGTTCAGCGAATGCACAATCAAAGTGCGCGCTCAATCAGCGAATGTCAAACCCGAATGGGCTGATACATACAACACTTTTGCCCTACCCGGTGCTTTGACCTACGGTAATGATTTTGTTGATGAACATGTCCGCAATGCAATCAAACCGGACAAGTTGATTCCCGACCTTGACAACTACATCAAGGACTTATCAACCCTCAACGAAGTGTTTGAAACACGACAAGAAAATGTCCCCGGTTATAATCCGGTAGGCCCTCTTGTCTTCATTCGTGGTAAAGTGAGTGATATGAGAAAAGAAGCACGCGAAACCGAATGGGACCCATCGGGTCACGACTACTCTATGAGTGTCACATCATTCGACCTTGCTCGCAATTTTAGTGAATCACGACGACAAAACATACCTTGCTATGTTCACGGACTACTCGGTGATGACGGTCATCCATTTGATTATGCTACTGACGAAGGCTGGAAATCTTACGCTGTTAAATCCACAGTCATTGTCTTTGGTCGATTGAGTGTGCGCGTCACAGATGACGGACCTCAACCGGCAATCAAAACCTTTGGAGTCTTCGCAGTCCCACGCCTCGTCATCCCTGCTGGTGAAGGCGGCGACACATCAACAACACAATATGGAGAGTGAAATGAATGCCAAACCTAAACGATTTGAAAAAACAAGCCAAACTGACACACCCACAAGTTGGACCTAAAGACCAATTTGACCCAAACACCGGAGAAACAGTTCCGGTTGCTTTGGTTGAAGAAAAGAAAAGCGATAGCAGACCAATAGCCCAATCCGTTTGGGATGAAATTGTCAACGCTGGTAAGCATGTTCCTAACAACATGATTTTCGCTGGACTTGTTGGACCGGAAGGAGTCGGTAAGACAGGTATCGTTCTTGACAGCATGACCGAAGAAGAAAAGAAGCGCGGAGATGTAATCTTCTGCCTTGATTTCGATGGTGGTGGACAGACAACCCGCGTGACTCATCACCGTGAGTTTGCTAACAACATTCGTTGTCTTAACCCTAATGTCATGTTTGAAACATTCGATGAAGATGGTGAAATCCGTGAAGCAATCGACTATCCAGCAACACACAGACGCGTGATGAAAGTTGGACAGACTCTTGTTGATTGGGCCGCTAACCCCGGTGACAAACCACGACTACATTCAGTCTTGTTCACAGCAATTGACCTATGGGATGAAGTTGCGAAGAACTGTATGTTCATTGAAGACTTAGGGACTGCACCCGATGGTATCGGTGCTAAGGTTGAACCTCACCTACAAGTCGGGATGCGTTTCAATTGGCAGATTCGTTCCACACGATTCCACCAACTCACCACAATTGCACGAACTTTGATGTCACTTGGAGTCCGCGTCTATTTTGAATCTCACTTCAAAGAATTACAGGACAAGAGTGGTAATGTCATTGGTAAGAAACCAGCATGGGAAAAACATACAGCAAACTATCTTAACCAAATACTATATTTCCACAAGAAAAAGGTGCGCGGAGATGATAGCAAACCTACGGGAGAAACACGCTACGAGGTCGAGTTCGTTAAATGTAAAACGAACGCTGACCTACTTGACCAGCGAAGAACAATCATGGTCACGAAGCAGAATGCGTCCCCGGAGTGGTTTGGTTTGCCCGAACTACGAGAGGGTCAGTTATGAACGAATGGAAAAAAACAGGCACACCTGCACACAACAAAGCAGTTCAGCGTAGCGCGGAAGATGAACCCGAATGGGAAGCCGACCCCGCTTGTCAAGACTGTGGAGGCAGTGGATTTGTTTGGACAGAATCACCAGTAAGAAACTATGAAGGCGAAGCCGTTGATGTTGAGTTCATCAACGAACCTTGTCATTGTATCTTTCAACGATGGGTGATGAAAGCAGACTCTACATGCCCTCAATGCAAAGGAACAGGCGCGGTTCAAGAACGATTGATTCATCCCGATACGAAGGAAGAATACATCAAGTTTCACGATTGCGTTTGCCTACGGCTTGTTAAGGAGATGATTACTGATGACTAAGAAACACATTAAAGGAAAAACAAAACCAAGACTATGCGGAGCAAAGGGTGAATTTGAACCCGTTGGAACTGATACTGATATACCCGTCTGTGAAAAATGCGCGTGTATCCATCTTGTTGAAACAGGAGAAGTGATTGAATGAGTTTTGCAAAAGCGACATTCAATAATGATTCTCTTTGGGCTTTCATGACAGGGTTTGGTGAAGGTGTTAATGACCTTCGTTGTGACATTGCTGATATGAAATTGACAGGTTCCGTTGACACTGCTACGCATTACTTCACCAAGAGTATTGGTATTCACATGGAAGATTACAAAGCCGGAACTGTGTATGTCCCCGATGTTCACAAGGTTGGCGCGTTTCTTAAAACATGCAAAGAAGATAATACAGTCATGCAACATGTAGGTAATACGCTTACACTAAGAAACGGCAACGATGAGTTCAGCACACCAACACACGACCACATCATATCATATACAACTGTGGACCGCGCGAAATTAGCACTATCTATGTCTTCGCAAGATGATTGGAAATCTCTTGGTCGCGCTAAAATACAGGCTCATGGTAATATGACTATGGAAGAACTTCGTGGTATATCATCAATGACTAAGGTTGTTGGTAAGGATGCTCCGATTCGTGTGTCTATCGAAGACCAAGAAATGACGATTACTGCTGGCACTAAACGAGGCGCAAGGATGACTCGACAAATTGAGATTGATACTCAATACAAAGAATCGTGCGAAACTGTATTCGGTTCACATTTTCCTAAGTTGGTTAACATCATGCCGAGCGGAACTATCATTTTCCACATGGGAATGAAGAGCGCGCTAATCCTAAAACATTCGGAAGTAGCCGCAGTTCTTGTCCTTAAACATCAAGAGGGTGCTGACCAATGAAGTATCCAACATTAGTTATTCAACTAACAAGTGATGCAGGTGTGCCTATTGACACACCTAACGATTGGCTTGAAACTGTCATGCAAATAGCAAGCATGGTTCATAGCAAATACAGATGTGGTATTGATGTCTTGTATGGAGAGGCAACTAAAGAAGGATTCAAAATCATAGAAGAAGAGGTGGAACAATGATAAGTGATGCTATTTATCACGATGACCGACCACCAACAATCTACAACCGATTCCGTGATGAAACGGGTGCGTTGATTGAATATACCATTAACGACTACAAACCTCACATGTATATTCCAGCATCAACACCGGAGTTCCGACTCAAGCAACTCAAGCGTTCATTCCCTGCTTCTAAAGTGCGCAAGGAAAAAACATACGAAGGGCTTGATGGTGCTACTCTTTGGAGAGTTGAAACGGATAATCCTTATGATATTGTGCAGATGAAGAATATGTTCAGCAAGACATACGAAGGCGATATGCGTTTTATTGACCAATACTTAGTTGAAGAATGCACTAAGATGCCGAAGTGGAAACCGCGCAAGTGGTGGTATGATATTGAGTGCAACACTGGCGACGACAACTTCACCACTGTTATTGCTGTCATCGACTCCGACCTCAAGAAGCCCGTTGTTTTTGCATGGGCTGATGAACGAACGAACTGTCCGTGGCTTGACAAACTTGACAATCCAACAGGCGCGTATCGCATTTTGGATAGAAAGGTTCGCGACACAACATTTGATATTGAACTCTTCAACTCCGAAGAAGCCCTTTATCATCACTTCATCGAGTTCCTCAACGAGCGCAACCCCGACATGATGATTGCTCACGCGGGAACATTCTTTGACATCCCTCACATGATTGAACGCCTTGACAAGATTCATGGTCATGGTGGTGCATCTAAGTTGAGTCCTCTCCAAGTTATCCGATACCCGAAGAAAGGTGATAGATACCGATTTGATGACCAACCGATAGCAGGTCGATGGCAGTTTGATACTGCCGCACCTGCTTCATCCGGCACAGGATTTGAGCGAGTTTGGAAAGATAGCGGTGGTGGTCAACTACCTAACCGCAAGTTGAATACTATTGCTGAAACACTTGGGCTTGGTTCTAAACTAACCGAAGAGATTGACGGTATGGATGTTCATAATGGATGGTATAAGTATTGGACCGAGTTTGTTGAATATTGTTTGCTTGACACCGTTCTTCTTCGTGGAATTGATGAAGCGCGTAATGTGACTGACTTCTTTGTTGAGATGGTTCGCCTATGTGGTGTATCAATTCAATCAGCAACGAATGTATCGAATTTTATGCGCGGTCTTCTTGGTCGTAAAACCGAGTTGATTGCTCCTACTCGCATGAATGTGATGAAGCCCGATATTCAAGGCGCGGAGTTCATTCTCAAAGAGAACGGTTTGTATGAAGATGTGTGCGTTATTGACTACAAAGGTCTGTATCCATCACTAATGACAGGGTTCAATCTATGCTATACAACGAAGCGAGATGGACCGGGTGAAGGTATTCTTGAGATGGAGAACGGAACTTTTTGGGACCAAACACAGAAAGGCATACTACCTCAAGTTGTTGACGACCTCTTTGAATACCGAGCATTATGCAAACAACGAATGCGCGAAGCAAAGTCTAAAGAGATTCGTGCCGCTTGGAATACAACTCAAGCCGCAGTAAAACGCGTAATGGCGAGTCTGTATGGTGCGACAGCAAGTGTTGGGTTTGGCTGGGCTGACCTCGACATTGCTGAAACGATTCTATCCGAAGGACGACGATGCATTGCACTACTTGATACAGTTGCCACTCGTCTTGGGTATAATGTTCTCTATGGTTTCACTGACTCCGCTTTCATCCAAGTGCCACTTGACAAAGCAGAATCACTGGCCGCGCGTATTACCAATGTAGTTCAACAAACAACTGGTAATACCAAACTTGTCGCGGAGGTTGAAGCATACATGCCTTACTGGTTATTGGCTGGTAAGAATCGCTACGCTGGTAAGGTATCTTATCCTCCCGAAGACGCTGGTAAAATGAAGACTGCTAACTTCATGAAAGGTAGCAGTCTTGCACCTATCAGTAAGGAGATTGAAGGCACAGTCCTTGACCTTGTATGTGATGGTGCATCCGAAGCCGAAGTGAGAGCAAGCGTTCTTGAGATAGCAATGCCTATTCGTTTAGGTAATATGGATTTGAAGAATGTCACAACACAGACACGGATTGGTAATGACCCGGAGAAGTTTGAAACTCCGAGTGGTGCATCAAGAGCCGCGCTATATTATAACAAACACATGGCTAAGGGTGACCCGTTTGTTTCGGGTGACTCCGTTCAATGGATACAAGTTTCAGCAGTTCCAAGTGGTTTGCCGCCGACAGATATTGTCGCGTATCGCGAACCTGCTGAAATTGATGGATTTGAACTAAACTCAAAAGCCATTCTTAAGAAACACATTGAGAAAAAAATCTCCGGTATATTCGATGTCTTGGGTTGGGACATTGAAGCCGCAATTGGAACCCCCCGACCCGCAACTTATTGGTGATACCATGACAAACGAAAAAATAAAAGAATTAGAAGCCCGAATAATAGAACTTGAAGAACTTGTGCAAGGACTCAATGATGAAATTGATGTCATGATGGATGAGAACCGCACGACAAATAAAATGGCTCGCGCGATTTGTGAACTACAAGAAGAACTGCGACGCAAGTTCCCCGACCTTTACTTGATTAACAAAATCAACGCTCCAACAATGGTGGGTATGCAATGAATGACCGATGCATAAGGTGTGGTTCTATCATAAGAAAAGACCGAAACCCTCCATGCAAATGCGGTAAAGTGATTAAAGGAAAAGGACGAATAACAAGAACATTACAAGGTGATTAAATGAAAGCAAAAATAGAATACTTTGAAACAGGAACAAAGAGCATAAAATACGCAGAAGGACAATTATTCTTTGGCGATGCGCTACTTACAGACTACATCGGATTGAAGAGAGAAGGAGATGACTACCTTCTCATTCCATCAGCGACAGTCATCACGATTCAAACCTATGAATTAGATGAAGAACTTTACATGGTTGACACAGACAGCATGAAGCGTTCAAAATTAGCCGCGCTAAAAAGAATGGACAATGAACTACTAAGACAAGATGATTCGGGGAGGCCGTTTCATGGATAACTACCCACCCGGAATGGATTGGGGAGCATACGATGATTACCACACACCTCAACTTGAATGCGGTCATCGCTCCGGCGATGGTTGCGATTGTTGGTGTGATGGTGGTTCCGGTGAAAATTCACACATGAAAGGTGATTGCACAGGTGACAACTGCACATACTTGCAATGTCAATCGTGCGGCGCGCCTACCGATGAAGAAGAGTGGGTTGTTGATAATCTCCAACGCCGTAATTTGCTTACAGGAAAATTGATGTGGGTTGACAAAGAGAATACAAAACCACTACGCTTTATTCCTCAACATAGGGAACTTGTAGTTCGTCTTTGCGGCCATTGCTATGAGGAATACAAATACGAAAGAGAAGAAAAGGAGTTGAGAACATGAGTGATACAAAAGAAAAACTGATGAAATGGATTAAGCATGAATGTGAATGTCATTACGGATGGCGTGAAGATTATGCGCTTGAAGTGTTGATTGGGATTCTTGCAGGTGCGATTGATGGCGAAGATGCAGAATACGGCTATGCTTCGTTCGATGAGATTATCTTTGACTTGAAGCACTATGGCGTGGAGGTGAAGGCGTGACAGTGAAGATTTACGATGACGGCTCAAGTTATGCATGGACACCCGAAATGGGTAAAGATGGTATCATCATTCGGATGAGCAAGTCAACTGCTGGCTCACTTGGATGGTGCGCGCAACAGATGTGGTTGCAACAAAACTTTCCTAAACCTCAAGGGTTGGTAAAACACCTTGTTCTTGGTGACGATGTTCACAACGGACTCGACCTATTCTATCAATCAATTGAAAGCAACAAGCATCAAATGAAAATCATCCAAAAAATGATTGAACAAGGTGCAGAACTTACAGATTATCTCAAGAAGTTGATTCCTTCCGAGAAAGTTATTGTAAATAATCGTCGCGCGGAAAATAAAGATTTTCCGTTTTATAGTGACGATTACTACTACAACATGAACTGGCTTATGGAGTTTGAAAACGCGCGAATGAAACTTGCAAAGGATAACCCTATGCCTCTCGCTAATGAAGTTCGTATTGATGTAAAGATTGATATGAATGTTGAGGGGTATGGAACTATACCCGTTCAGTTTGTTGGTATCATTGACCGTATCTTTGAAGCACCCGATGGTGGATTGATGTTGTTTGAATTGAAGACTGGTAAATGGGCTGATGCTAAAGCAACCGAGATGAGGAAAGAAATGGCGTATTACAAATTCTTGATTGATAATTGCGATAGTGATTATTTGAAAGAACGCAATATCGACCGCGCCGTCACACATTGGGGATGGAGATTTTCAGCCGCGGACAACTGGATGAGTGAGAAAGTCAAATCAGTTAGTGAAAAGGCAATAATGAAGCGTGTCAAAGATTTGATAAAGATGTATCTTGACGAACAGTTCCCCCCGACCCAACAGGATTTCAAGTGTGGTTATTGTGATTACCTTGAACTTTGTCCAAAATATGCAATACAGGTGAGCGAATGACTGAATACAAGATGTGCGAATTATGTGGAAAGAAACCCGATGCAAGCACAAAAGTGTTTGGTAAGAAGTTCCTTCAATGCCCCAATGGTGAAAACTATGTTTGCGGTCATTGCTTGGGTAAATTGGTTGACTTTGCTATTACTGCCGGAATGAGGTTTGACGATGAATCCTCTTAACTTTGATTTTCCTAAAGAAGTGGGACTATTCCGTAAAATTGTTAACGACAAGAACGGTTTTGAAAGATATTGGTCCGCATTACAAAATTCACAATGCGCGTATATGTCTGTTTATGGTTTCCGAGCCGTGAAACCTAATGGTCGTCGCGCTGAATACAACACGGCTATCATCAAGCATTTCGTTCTTGACTTCGATAAGAAGTATCGTAAAGGTAGCAACATGGTTGAGGTTGAAGGTGACGAGGTTGTTCAACAAGTTCGCCGCCTTCATCAGTTTTTGATGAATGAACAAATCAATCATGGTGTGTGGTTTAGTGGTAATGGTTTTCACATTTGGACATCACTCGATAAAACTCACTTACCATCAAGCGGAACACAGGTGTCACATATCAAAGCGGCGGGTAAGAAAGTCATCAACAAGTGGAAGAAAGATATGGAATTATATTGTATGGACCCAACAGTGCCATTTGACACTGCGCGTATGATACGAATTCCTAACTCTTACAATGCCAAGCAACATGTTTTGCGATGGAGCATCCCGCTAACGAGTGAGCAATTACTTACTATGTCTTGGGATGAGATTTGCGAGAAAGCAGAAAACCCACTCAACACCGCGCACTTCTATGGTCATAAAGGAGTCAATCTCCCTATCAGTGAAGTTCGCAAAAGCCAATTCAAAGTCACAGGTGAACCAGTGAACTTTGATACTGTCAAAATGGGGAGCATCAAGATTCTCCCATGCCTTATGGAATCGGCTTGTCAAGTCGGGAGCAACCCTCCACATATCAGTCGCGCGAGTCTTGCTATTTACCTTGCGTCGCGACTACGAAACTTTCTCCCCGTTCAGCGAACTACTGTGCAGATGAGAGAGAAGCACATACTCACACTCCACGATTTCATTAAGACGCTTCAATGGGCTGACTACAATCCCGGTGTCACTGAATATCAATTACGCTCAATAGTTGAAACAGGATACATGGAAAGATGCGAGAGCCTTATTGGTAAGGGTCTTTGCGTCGGTCGCTGTCAATTATGGGATGGAACAGGTAATCATGAAGATAGTGACGAAGAAGTTGTTGAGTTAACTCATCAAGAAACGAAGCAAATTTATGAACGCGCTAAACAAGAAGTTGAGAAGCATAAGAGTAATGTTGGTGATTATTCACATAACAAAACATCTTCAACATTTATAGGCTTGAAGGCTGAAAAAGCAGTTGAATTTTACTTATCAAGACATTTCGATGTTTCAACGCTCAAGGGTGACCTCTTCACTAACGGCAGAACAATCGAAGTTAAGACAGTGTTAGAAAAAGACTGGACGCGTCTTGGTAGAATGATACCTCCACACCAATTAACAAAATACACAAACGCAAAGTCAATTGTTATTTGGGCTACATGTGATGATTACGACCACAACAATAACAAAGTTATCATCAAAGGTTGGAATCATGCTCAAGAGATTCATAGTAAGGGAATACCTATCAAAACCATTTGTGATAACATTTGGTTGAAGAATGAAAATGATGTTAAATCTATCAATTCAATATATACAACGCTAAGAAAACAGAAGGTGATACAATGACGAAAGAATATGATTATACAGAAAGACAAGGATTTTTGAAATCCATTAAAGTGACACAAGTTGAGATTATCAAACCCTCACATATACCGGGTTTAATTGGTGATAGTGAATGGTTCAACGCTGATTACATTGAATTATTATTGATGATTGATGAAAAGTGGAGAACACCCCGCGCGCTTTGTAAGTATTCAGCACCGTTGAGATTGATGGATTCGTCTAAAATATCGCAGATGCTAAAAGGTCTTGAAAAGCGTGGTCTTGTTGAGTCAAGAAAAGAAGGAAGAAACCATACCCAATACAGACGGACTCACAAGTTCCCAGCACATGAGGGGCGAATAGCATGAAACCACCATTGATTATTGATACCAATGAAAGAGGCACACTTGTTTCTGCACTTGAACGACGCGCGCAATCAAGGTCACCTCGTATCAATACCCTGCGACAAAATTTAATCAACGGTGATTACAAGTGTGGTGATTGGTTGATTGAAGCCAAGAGTATTGACGACCTTTTCAGTTCAATGAGAAATGGTCACTTAATGCGTCAACTCGACAACATGGATGCTAACGATGGTAATTATGGTTTAGTGATATGGGGAGAAATAGGTGGTTATGTTCACCGAGCGCGTGAGCGTGGTTCTACCATTACCACCAGCCAAGCCCTCAAACAAATGACAGGTTTTCTTGGTAGAGTCGTAGCCGACTTTGGTTGCCTCATTTACCGCGCCCCTAATGCAAGTGAAGCGGCACAATTTATGGTTGCTCTTCATGAGAAGACTTACAAAAAAGCAAGCAGACATGGTGCGCAAGCAGTTAGACGCGTATCCACAAATGATGTTCGCAAAGATATGCTACATACTATTCCCGGTATTGGACCGGAGATGGTTGAAGCAATTCTTGATGCGTGTGGTTCAATCGAAGAAGCCGCATGTGGTGATTGTTTGCGTGATGTCCCCCGTATGGGTAAGATTTTGCGCAACCGCGTAATAGAAGTTCTAACAAGCGAAGAAGAAGTTCGCTTTGAGAGGTGATTCTAATATGAATAATTTAAATATACTCGATATTTCTTTCTATTATAATATAGCGAGAAATAAGAAAATGAGAAACGGTTATAGGCTGACTCGCACCGTTGGGGATTACCCCGAAGCGTCTGCCACCCCCCAAAGGAGATGAAAAAATATGCCCCAAAGACAATGGAACCAATATACAGCAGTAAAAGAATACCCCGTAATGAAGGATTACCTTGAGCGTTTTCGGACGACTTCGTTTTTCAACGAAATACCCGGCCTCATATCCTTCTTTTACCTACAAGGACAAGCCCTTGTTGACTATGTGCGAATACCCGTATGGGCTTCGGCACTCGACCCGCGTATCCACACATTTTGGATACAAGCAACAAGGTCCGGTAAGTCAATCGCTTGGGAGTTCACCGGAGAAGTCGCTGAACTTGCAGGGCTTGACATTGATATGTTCACCAGTGGAACTGACAGTGCGCTTATCGGGTCAATAGACTCCGTGAGTGACGGTGATGGTGGATACGAACTTGTGCAGAATGAAGGACTACTCGGTGGTAAGAAGTGTTTGAATTTTGATGAAGGTTCAATCCTTCTTCAATCAAACCCTAAGCAATTCTTTTCCGAAGTTATTCTGTATCTTCAACAAGCAATGAACCCTGTTGGGAGTCACAGTAATACACTAACTAAACACATGAAGAACGGTAAAGTCGAAACAGAATCCCGCGTATCGCTTTGGATTACTTCTTTCCCACCAGCAGGTGTCAAAGAGTATGTTCTTACTAAGGGTCTGTTTCAACGAGTGTTGTTGATTTACCGACCGTGGAGTGATGACATGCGACAGATGGTATCCGAACAAAGAATGTCGGGTGTCTTCCAAGATAAGTTAACAGAAGTTGCTTCACTACAAGACATTGCTGACCACTTCATTCGCATTCGTGAGAAAACACAAGCGCGCTTGTTAGCAATTGCTAACATGACAAACCAAGAATGGGATGAACTCAACCCAGCAAGTAAAGAAGAAGTAGCGCGTGGTTGTATGCATGAAATGTTCAATGTTGATGAATCAGTTCATCCTCAATTGATGGCATCAGTCGATGAATACTACACTCTTGTGCGTGGTATGGACAAACATTTGAGTGATGTTGTCTGTTCATTTATTCCAAATATTCTCAACTACACCGTATTATTTGCAACACATCTTGCTTTAATTCGTGTCGAGCGTGATAACATATCAGCGGATGGTGATTGGACGGTGACAGGTGACGATGTTGAAATGGCGACTGAAATCCTCTATGATATATACGAGCAACTTGTCCTATGGCTTGAGTCCGAAGTCGAAGTCGGAGCAAAAGCGGCTGAAAAGATTGCGCGCAAAGATGAATGGTTGAATGCTATGAAACCCTGCAAGAGTGTTGAGATTGAATCCAAAGGCGACGGTTGGGTTCTCAAGAATGATATGTTTGACCGATACGCTAACCAACTCGGTAAGAGCAAGCCGACTGTGTATAAGCGATTCAAAGATGTTGAGAAGTTATTCAAGACACATCGTGTAGGAAGCGCAGTATATGTTAAGTTCAAGGAGGAATAAGTATGAGTAAAGTAATGGCATTGGATATTGAAACATCAAATTATTCTCATGAGATAGGTGGTTGGGATAAAACCCACATGTTCGACACAACTGTTGTCGCTACATGGGATGGCGAAGAAGCCCATGTATTCAGCAAAGCCGATAATGTAATTGTAGCAGACGCGCACATGCACCCTCTCCATCCACGCGACCTCGGTGAACATCTCAAGAAGCATGTTGACAATGGTGGTATCGTCATTGGACATAACATACGAGGTTTTGACCTACCCGTTCTCCGTGATGCGCTTGACATGCATTACGCCGGAGTTCTTCTCAACAAGAAGGAATCCATCGTTGATACATCTTGGGAGGTTCGTAGTGCAAGTGGTAAAAGCCACCACCTCGATTCTTTATGTAAGCATACACTTGGTGTAGGAAAAGAAATTATGGATTCAGCAGACGCGCCGGTTGCTTGGCAAGAAGGTCGTTATGCTGATGTCATCAAATACTGCATAGCAGATTGCAAACTCAATTATGACTTGTTTCTTCATGGAAGAAACGAAGGCTTTGTCAAAGGCCGTAATGCTGAAACAGGACTGATTGAAGAATACCACATAGGATGGTGAACCCCCCATGACAGAAGAAAGAAAAACTGGAAGAGAAGCCCAAATGAGTAATATACGAGCCGCAGTGCAGGTAGCAGAAACCGTAAGGTCAACGCTTGGTCCCGCCGGAATGGACAAAATGCTTGTTGATGAACGAGGAGAAACAATCGTCACTAACGACGGTATAACGATTATGCGAGAACTAAGCACAGCGCATCCCGGTGCGCAGATGATGGTTCAAGCGAGTCAAACGCAAGAAGAAATGTGCAAAGATGGAACAACGAGTGTAGTTGTTCTTGCTGGACAGATGTTAGCATTGAGTGAAGGATTACTCATGCGTGGCATTCATCCGCAAACTATTGTGCGCGCATTCAATAAAGCCTCTAATTTAGCAATTGACAACTTACCAAACTCATCAAAATTTCTTGGGGCTGAAATTTCACACATAGCATCAACAGCCTTGAGAGGGAAAGCCGCAGAAACACACCTTGAGTTTGCCGCTGAACTATGCGCTAATGCCGCTGAACAAGTCAAAGGTGACATGGACCGATTGAGAATTTTGACTCAATCGGGAGGTTCTATGAATGATTCATATATTCACGGAGGACTTGTCTTAAACAAGACATTCACTAACCCCGACTATGTTGGCAAAAAGAATCCGCGCATTTTACTTTTAGATGGTGGGCTTGATGGGTTTAACTATGAAGATGTTCAATTGCAGATTCAAGACCCCGCACAACTGAACAATATCCGACAACAAGAGATGCAGATATTGACCGAGGTTGCTCATGCTATCGCTGAAATGTGTGATGTTGTAATTATCCGTGATGGTGTTCATGAAGCAGTCGCTAAGTATCTTGACAGTCAAGGTGTTGGAGTTGTAAGTCGTGTCAATCAAAGTGATATTGATGCAATATCAAGAATCACTGGTGTTCAAATTTATCACCGCATCACAGAAGCACCCGAAAATACAGACAGAATAGAAGGTATCATCGAATCAAAACGCATCGGTGACCTTGATTATGTATCCGTTGAATCCAAAGGAAGTGATACGCTAACACTTGTTATCCGTGGCGCAACTCGACAAACACTCGATGAATACGAGCGCGCGTTTGAAGATGCTCTTGGTGTAGTATGTCTTTACATGAATGACGAGCGCGTCTATCCGGGTGGTGGTGCTGTTCTATCGAAATTGTCTATGGTTGTCCGCAACTATGCGCTTAACGAGAATGGTTTGACAGCAAGAGAGCGTATGTGTATGGAAGCATTCGCAGACTCACTTGAAATCATACCAGCCGCTATTGCAAGCAACGCGGGAATGGACCCTCTTGATGTAGTTATGGAACTGCGTTCTTGTGAACTTGATGTCGGTCTTTACATTGACGATAAAGGTGAAGGTCAAATCACCAGCACAGCAGAAATGAATGTGTGGGAACCAGCCTCCCTTGTTGAACAGATTATCAATTCAGCAACCGAAGTATCTTGCTCAATCCTACGAATTGACGACATCATTGCCCGAAGAGGGGAGTGATTGTGTTGGGAATCTTGGGCGCGCTTATCACAGTAATTGCAGTATTCATATTACTTGAGTTCGGTTTTTACTTGACCGATTTAATCGTGCGCAAGATGTCTAACCTTGCTGTTCCGGGTTCTGTTGAAACGGGAGAGGAGTGAGGCCTATTGCGTTCTTACGCCTTTGTGCTTCGCGTTTCTCTCTATCTTGTTGCCGCTTAAGGGCGGCTTGTCTTCGCTGTTCCTCCGCTACGAAATCAGTTGGTGCGAAGGCAGGTCGCCCATCAAGGGTCTTCTGTCCTTGAACGAAGAGTTTCTTCTGCTCCTTCAACAACCGCATGGCTATGTCCATTGGCTCACCCGTTGCTATATCGGGTTCATAATCACCTTCGTAGGACACAAGCCCTTCATCGTTCATTTTTTCCCAAAATGGATGGGATTGTTCAATCACTCCTGTTGGCTCAATGTGTTCAACATCGGGATGAATAGTGCGTAGTTCGCTTCTAATATCGTGCAACGCTTGTCTTCCATGACCCTTTCCTCTTTCTTTACCATGCGTAGCGAAAATTGGTATGCTGGCATGTTTGCCTCGCGATTCAACTATTGCGCGCACTTTTTGGTCGGGTGATTGATAGAGAAAACGCTCATTTGGTTGAACAGGTGCGTGGTTTGAATAATCAAAATCAAAGTTCATGTTGTTTTCAAAACGAAGGTCATCTTTACTTGGAATAGGCGTAGGAACTCCCGCGACTTGCTTTCCTGTGGCCGTGTCGTAGAGTGGTGCTTTGGTCACCCCCTCACTTCTCATCTTGTCCCAAAACTCAACAGACTCCGGGGTCATATTTGAGAATCTTTGAAACTGATGCAGGTTCTTCTTACCCATCTCTCCCAATTCATTCTTCAAATTGACAAGACCTTCTCTCCCCTTACCCTTTCCTTGTT